CCTATCCCCTGTGTGCCTTGGCAGTCTCAGCCTCTCTATGGGCAGTCGGTGATTCAATATATGGAATAAAACCATGGATTTTAAAAAAGATTTCAGCGTATCGCCGCCTGTAGTCGGTGCTGCTCAAGTCAAATCAGATCCCGATTTGATTACATCGCCGCCAGTTCCTCCGGTGCCGGGGTTTAGTGCGGAAGAAAAAGAAGTGTATGAATACATTTGCCAAGTGCTACGTGAAGAAGGTGTTGCGCACTTCACTGCTGGCATTTCAATCGTGGTGATTGTGCGTACTTATGTGGACTGGGGCAAAGCGTGGATCAAGTGCAATGAGCGAGGCCGGACGCAAACGTCGAAGACTGGCTATGAGAGTCCGCTGCCCTGGGCAGAAGACGAGAAACGATTAAAGATGGAACTGAACCAATGGCTACCGAAAGCATGTCTGACGATACCGTCGCTGGCCAGAACCAGAAAGGACACGGGAGAGAAAAGCGGTCAGGACGATCTGTTCGGCGATCTCGTAAACCATGCTATGTCCTCACCCGCAAAAAGATCGATCAACTAACGCCTGGTGAATTGCAGCAATGGGACGTTGATTACGGCTTGCCAGTGCTGCGATATGAAATCGTGACTGGCCGTCTTGTCTATCTCGCGGTCGTTCGACATTACACCGATCTCATTCATGGTCACAAACGTGGACTCAGTTTCAGCGCTGGCCACGGTTGGCACGTCATCAACTACATCGAAAAATTCTTTGTCCACATCAAAGGCCCACTCGCAGGCAAGCCAATCCTGCTCGATCCGTGGCAGAAGTTCTGGACTGCGGTGCTGTATGGGTGGCGGCGTGCTGATGGTGGTCGCCGATTCTCACGCGGGTACGAAGAAGTTGCTCGTAAAAACGGCAAGTCAACGTGGAAAGGACCACAAGGCGCATATCTTTTTTCGATGGCCGGTGAGATCGGCGCTGAGGTCTATGCCGTGGCGACAACGCGATCACAAGCGATGACGGTTTTTAAACCTGCGTTCGATAACATTAAGCGCTGGGTGCGGCGCTCACCGGGGATTGCCAGATCGTTCAAAGTGTTTGGTGGTTTGAACCAGGAGAAGGTTGAGTGCGACACGTCAGTCTTTGCGCCATTGCCGGCGAACGCGGAAAACTTGGACGGTCTGAATCCTTCAGCAATTTTGTTCGATGAATTGCATGCACAGAAGACCCGCGATGTGTGGGACGTAATGGAGTCCGCGCTCGGTGCGCGTTTTGAGCCTTTGCTCTCAGCGATCACCACGGCTGGTTTCATCCTTGACGGCATTTGTACTGAGGTGCGTTCGTACCTGATTTCAGTATTGGAGGGTAAGCGTATTGATGATGCCTTTTTTGGTTATGTCTATACGCTTGACGAAGGTGACGATCCGTTTGACGAAACCAACTGGATTAAAGCCAATCCCGGCCTTGGCAAGTCCAAGACACTGGAATACATGCGCGGCATGGCGCGTAAAGCGGCTGCTTTACCTGGTGCTTTGGTCAATTTCCTGACCAAAGACTTGAATGTCTGGTGTAACAGCGCCGACGGCTGGTTCAACATCAATGTCTGGGACAAGGGAAATAAGAAGTTTGACCCTGAAATGTTGCGTGGTCGGCTCTGTTATGGCGGTCTTGACCTTGGATCAACACGCGATTTGACTGCATTTTCGCTGGTTTTCCTCCTGATCAGGAAGGTGGTGACTGGCATGTATTGGTCTGGTTCTGGTGTCCACAAGAAAAAATCGACACGCAAGAGCATGACGATGCCGCGCCGTACAAACGATGGCAGAAAGAGGGCTGGCTGATCGGCACAGAGGGCAACGTGACTGATTACAACCAAGTGAAGTTGCAAATTATCCGTGCGATGCAGCAGTACGAAGTCAAGGAAATCGGCTTTGACAGGTGGAACGCCTTGCAGCTGGCAAACGAGCTGCTTGATATGAATGTGCCACTAGTTGAAGTTCCGCAAAACACGGGCGGCATGTATCCCGGAAGTAAAAAGCTCGAAGAGCTGGTCTACGGAAAATTCTTTCAGCATGGCGGCAATCCAGTGCTGCGCTGGTGTGCAATGAATGTTGCCCTTCTCTTTGATACGAACGGTAACTATCGGCCTGACAAGAAAAAGTCGAACCTCAACGGTCGTATCGACGGCATTGTCGCCACTGTCATGGCGTTAGCGCGCGCAGGCGATGTGGTCAACGACACAATCACACAAGGCTTTGTTGAAACATGAACGCAAATTGGAATGAAGTAAGAGCGCGAGCTGCTCAACCTGGCTCAACTGTCCTCACGCAATGGAACGCAGAGAGACAGGCTGCAAAGATCAACAATGCGACGAACGGCGTATCGTTTATGCAAAGTTCAGATCCCCGCGTCATTGAATTTTTAGGCGGGACGCCAGCTGCTGCTGGTGTGTATGTCACACCAGAGTCAGCACAACGTGTTGCGGCAGTGTTTTCTTGCGTTGATCGTATCGCTGGTGGCGTCAGTGTCTTGCCAGTAAAAATGTATAAGGTCGGCAGCAGTCGCGAAGAAATCGAAAAAGACTTCATGGTCGATTTGATGAATAAGCGACCTTGTCCAGCGTGGATCGCAGCAAGTCACTGGCGGCGCATTATGGAGTACATCTTGCTCCGGGGTGATGCTTACACGCTGATTAAGCGTAATCGTATGGGCGACATCAAAGAGTTGGTGCCGCTGCCCTGGGCTTCGGTCGTCGTGTTGCGTGAAACACTCGCAATTGATAGTCGCAATATATATTCCGTCAATGATGGTATGACGATCAAGGGATACGACCAGGACGACATCTTGCATTTCCCGGGTTATGGCTTTGACGGTATGCATAGCTGCTCAGTGATCAGCTGGGGCGCACGAAACGCGAGTGGCAACGCTATCGCGATGGACGAGTATTCTGGCCGTTTCTTCGATGGTGGGGCGCATCCTAGCATTGTCTTGACGACCGAAAAAAGATGGATCAGAAGCAGATCGATCTGTTGCAGATGACGTTTGCAAACAAATATAGCGGTACTGGAAATTCTCACAAGCGACCACTAGTTTTAACGGAAGGGATGGGCGTTGATAATGTTAGCTTGAGTGCTGCTGATTCGCAGTTGCTAGAAGCACGTAAATTTCAAGTCGTCGAAATCGCTCGAGCGTTCGGTGTCCCTCCGCATTTGATCGGCGAAACATCAGCATCGACCAGCTGGGGAAGCGGCATTGAAAGTATGGGGCGTGCGTTTGTGATGTTCACGCTTGATCCGCATCTAACGCGCATCGAGCAGGAGCTTAATAGCAAGCTCTTTCCAAACGGTGAGTACTTCCTTGAGTTTGATCGATCGGTGTTGATGGCCGGTGATTTGAAAACCCAAGCTGAGTTCTACACGGCGGCATTAGGTGGTCCCGGTGCTGGACCTGGCTACATGACGCAAAACGAGATCCGCAAACGCCAAAATCTGCCGCCGCTGGCGGGTGGTGACAAGTTGTTCAACCCTGAGCCGAAAGCAAACGGCAACAAACAAGGTCAAGAAACATGAAAAACAAACTGATGCAACTGCTGCAAAACAATGCCAGCAAAGAGCGTAAGCCGGTCAACTTCGTTAAAAACGAGGCTGGTACCGATGCAACGCTGTATGTCTATGACGTGATTGATTCCTACTGGGGCGTTGCTGCAAAAGATGTGGCCAGCGCGTTGGCTGCCCTCGATCCTAAGGCGACTTTGCATGTCCGTCTCAATTCGCCCGGTGGCGATGTGTTTGAGGCGCGAGCAATTTCTACGTTAATAAAAGAATTTGGCGGCAAAACAGTTGCGCATGTTGATGCATTGGCGGCATCTGCTGCGACGACCGTTGCGCTGGCCTGTGATGAGATTGTCATGTCTGATGGTGCCTATTTCATGATCCATAACGCATGGACGATCGCCATGGGCAACAAAGACGATATGTCGGAAATGGTCGCTTTGCTCACCAAAATGGACGGCACAATCGCTAATGACTATGCGAACAAAACAGGCAAGTCGACCGATGAAATTGCGCAATTGATGGACGATGAGACCTGGTTCACTGCGCAAGAAGCGCTTGATATTGGTTTGGTTGACAGTATTGCTGCTAGCGCAGACAAAACTTCGAATGCAACCGGCAAGCATTTCAACCTGACCGCTTATAACAAAGCACCAAAGGCACTGATCGAGCCTACTCCTGAGCCTGATCTGTCCATCATTCACGCGAATAACTGCAGGCGCTTGCGACTGCTTTCTACCTCCTGACGCGCTCCAGCGCAGGATCCTCTCCAGCTGCCTACGGGCAGCTTTTTTTTGCTCCTTTCGAAAGGAATACTATGAGCATTCAAGCATTGCGCGAGCGCAAAAAAGAACTCGCACGTCTGGCAAACAAACAATTGGCTGACAAAGGCGAGCAAGCCTGGACTGCGGCAGATCAGGCACAGTTCGACAATTATGCGGCTGATATGGAAGGCATCGATCGTCAGATTGAAAATCATCAAAAGATGCTCAACCTGCGTGCCGAGAACGAATTTACTGATGCACCTCGCAATGAGGATGGCGGTGGACGTTCAGACTTCCAAAAAGGTTATGAGATCTTTTTGCGTAAGGGCATGAAGGACATGAGCGCTGAAGAGCGTACGCAATTTCGTAACGCCATGTCGACGACAACTGGCTCTCAGGGTGGCTATACAGTTCAGACGGAAATTGCGAAAACTTTCATCGACACCATGAAAGACTTTGCTGGTATGCGCCGTGTTGCGGACAACATCACGACAGCATTAGGCAACGAAGTTGATTTTCCGACGACTGACGGCACAAGTGAAGTCGGTGAAATTGTTAGTCAAAATCAACAGGCTGGTAGCGCAGACGTTAGTTTTGGAACGGTGCCTTTGAATACATATAAATTTGGTTCCAAGATCATCACTGTGCCTATCGAGTTACTGCAAGACTCCCAAATTGATGTCGTTTCACTGGTGCAAAAGCGTATTCGTAATCGCATTGGTCGTATCCAAAATCTGAAGTTCACGCAAGGTAGCGGTGTCAGTGAGCCTTTCGGCCTTACTACTGCTGCATCAGTTGGCAAAATTGGCGCGACTGGACAAGTAGCCACCATTATTTATGAAGATTTAGTTGATCTCATCGATAGCATTGATATCGCATACCAGGCAGAAGGTAATTTGATGTTTAGCATCAGCCAGCCATTGCGTCGTGTGCTGCGCAAGATCAAAGACGGCAATGGTCGCCCGATCTGGACGCCAAGTTATGACGAAGGTATTGCCGGTGATTTGAGCGATCTCCTGCTCGGCTATCCTGTCAATATTAACAACGATCTGCAAGCACCTGGCGCCAATAACGTCAGTATGACTTTTGGTCAACACAAGAAATACATGATTCGTGATGCGCTCGATGTCACTTTGTTCCGCTTCGATGACAGTGCTTTCATGACCAAAGGTCAGGTCGGTTTCCTCGGCTGGGCGCGTGCAGGTGGCAACTTGCTCGATTCTGCCGCGATCAAGACTTACAAGCACTCAGCAACCTAATCAGCCGCCGCTGACGTTCAATTAATAACCCGCACACCGTTTAGGTCTGCGGGTTTTTCTATTTAGGAGACCATCATCATGGAAAAACTTTCTCAAGCTCGTGCGTTGATCGATATTGATGCAATTGGTGTTAAGTGCGGTCAAGTCTTCGAAGCTGACCAAAAAACCGTCTCTGGTCTGGTTAAGTCTGGCCAAGCTGACGACGACAAAGATGCAATCACTTACGCGAAAACGCAGTTTAAAGACGTTGTCACAGTCAAAGAAATAGCAGCAGATTCTCAAGACAGTTCCGACGACACGGCGAAGTAATCATGAATCTGTCTATCGTTACTGAGCCAGCGATTGAGCCGGTGTCATTAGTCGATATCAAAAACTTCTGTAAGGTGGACGTCGACATGACGGACGATGATGTGTTGCTGATGATATTAGTCGGTGCAGCACGTCGTTATGCTGAATCGTACACGGGGCGCGCATTCATTACGCAGACATGGCAGGCAACGCTAGACAGCTTTCCGTTACGCGTGCCTCCGTTATCGGTACTGACGCCATCCCCGATACCACGTTATACAGGTACTGATATCGGTATCTTGATGGGCAACATTCAGACCGTGAATTCTGTCACGTATCTTGATCTGACAGGGCAGTGGCAAACGCTCGATCCGACGACCTACGTTGCTGATTGTACTGGATTGGTTGCCCGGCTCGCTCCTGCTGCTGGAAAAACATGGCCACAAACCCTTGATCAGATCGCCAGCGTCAAGATTGCGTTTGCAGCTGGTTACGGTGGCGATGCTGCTCACGTGCCGGAAGTGATTCGACACTGGATCATGATCCGGACGAACACGCTGTATATGAATCGAGAAGAGGTGGCGATTTTGAGTCGAGGCAAAGTTGATCCTCTGCCGTTTGTTGATAGCTTGCTTGATTTACATAAGGTGCCAGCGATATGAGAGTCGGTGACTTAAATAAGCGGGTGCGTTTGCAACGTAAATCAACAGTGGATAACGCAGCCGGTCAGTCTGTTGTGACTTGGGTTGATATATGCCCAATCTGGGCGGCAATCGAACCATTGAATGCCATTCAACGCGTTTCAGCTCAGCAAATTCATCCCGATGTTAGCCACAGCATTACGGTTCGATATCGACCGGAATTTGCTAGTGCTTTGTTAATAACAGCACTACGTATTGTCTACAAGGGGCGCGTTTTTAGCTTAGCCGGTGGACTCAATCTCAATGAACGAAATATTCAGATTGATTTAATGGCGATTGAGGGGATGAACGATGGGTGATATTTCTGGTTTAGACCAGCTTAATGCAGCGATACGGGCGCTGCAGCAGAATATGTCGCAACAGCTGCCCAGCATCGTCAAGCATTCAGCAGAAGCGCTGGAAAGTGAGATCAGGGCGCGTATGCCGGTTAAATCTGGTCAAATGGAAAACGCCCTTGAAATAGTCGAGTCATCGTCAAAGACGAAAGCTGCTGCGACTGTTCAGGTGGCAGACAGTGGACCAGATCGCGACGAGCACTATGCAATATTTGTTGAATATGGCACGTCAAAGATGGCAGCAGAGCCGTTCTTCCGTCCAGGCGTCGAGGCTGGTAAGTCTGGGGCAGCCTCGCGTGTCGTTGATGGCATATCTAATGTGGTGAAACCTTATGGGAATTAGAGCAAGCGTTTTTTCTACATTAAGAGCGATTCCTGCTCTTGCTGGCATGCCGATTCGCCCGTTGGTCGCTCAACCCAATGATAAAGCGCCGTATGTCGTCTATACGGTGATTACTGGGCGGCGTGTCAAAAGTTTCAAGGGTGATAGCGGACTCGCAAATCCGCGCTGTCAAATTGATGTTTACGCGGCTGATATTTTGGTTGCAGAGCAATTGCAGAGTGCAATTCGAGTGGGAGTGTTGGCTGATCCTGTTCTGGGCGCTGTGCACGTGGATGACGGTGATGGATATGAGCAAGATACCAAACTGGTCAGGCTTCGCACTGATTTTTCACTATGGATATACGACTGAGTAAATCCAATCTATTTTTTATTTTTAACTGCCCGCTAATGCGGGCTTTTTTATTGGAGTATGACAATGACAAATGCAATTCGTAGTCAAGGCACGCAAATTATGCGTGGTGCCGGTGCTGTTGCTGCGCCGAAGGTTGTTTCTACACTGACTATCACACCAGGTGTCGGTGCTGCGGGTATCGCGACGGCAACTACCGCGACCGCCCATGGTCTGGGGTCAGGCGACATGGTCGTTGTGAGTGGTTGTGTTCCTGCACAATATAACGGTACTTATCCGGTAGTAGTCACATCGCCTACGGTCTACTCCTACGCGATTCCAAATGCACCGACAGGTCCGGCAACGACGGTCGGTGCTTACACGGCAACTACTTATGCGTATGCAGCTGTGGAAGAACCCACTGATATCAAAATCGGTGGTGTCAGTATCTCAAGTATCGATGCGAGTCATCTGCAGTCTGTCGCAAAAGAATCGATAGCAGGCTTGATCGATAACGGCTCACTCGATTTCAGCACAAACTTTACGAACGGTCCCGTACAGCAATTGCTGCGTCAAGACGCGGTCGCTGGCGTCACATCAGCTTACTGCATGACGATGGGTGCTGGTGCAAGTCTGATTCGTATCTTTTTCCAAGCTTATGTGACTAAGTTAGATGGTCCGACCGCCAAAGTCGACGGAAAAATGGAAATGCAATACACAGCGAAGATCACCGGCGCTGTCACCTGGGCATAACGCAATCACTTTTTGATGTGCACACGTGTGCACATCAAATCCCCTTTTACTCTGAAAGAACATCATGACAAAGAAAATACAATCTGCAGTATTCAATAAAGCCGCCTTATTTGCTGCAATGAAACCAAAAACTAAAACTGTCACTGTTGAAGGTTTTGGCGACGTTGAAATTCACGGTATGACTGCGCGCGTAAAAGAGCAGGCGACGAAAGATGCCAAAGAAAAGAAAGTTGAACTGTGGATCTACTGGTTGATTTGCAGCGTGTTTGATCTGGCAGGCAATCGCGTTTTTGATGAGAGCGATGTTGAAGCATTGCAAGATTCTGGCAATGCCCAAATTGAGTATCTGATGAATGAAGTATTGATCGTCAACGGCATCAAGAAAGAAACAGAAGAAAAAAACTTGCCAGCAACCCAGAGCGACGATTCAAGTTCCGCTTAGCATTGGCTCTGGGAATGACGATGGGGCAGCTCGATGAGATGCCTTACTCAGAACTCCTGGAGTGGATGGAATTTGCAGAAATTGAGCCTTTTGGGTTGCCGGTGCAAGATGTCATACAAGCAAACGCGCTCGCACTGCATGCGAACATGCGGCGCGATGTGAAGAAGTATCCAGAACCATTCCCGATCAAAAACTTTCAGCTATTCGCCCAAAAGCAAGAGCAGAAGCCAAAAGTAGAGCCACTTGTCGATGGTTTGACCGCCGAGCAGTGGCGGCAGCGTATTGCGCTAGAAATGATTACTGCAGCTCGTAACAAGGCGAATTAAAAAGATTGATTGAGTAGTGAGTGATAGAGCCGCCCCTCAATGTGGGCGGCTTTTTTATAGGGGCGGCGATGAGTTTAGGTAATCTCTCAATTAAAGTCAGTGCAGATATTGGGCAATTCACGACAAACCTTGATTTGGCAGGTAAGGCTGCGCAGGCGAGCATGTCCGATTCTTCCGCTGCGGTCAGCGATTATCGTCAAGAAATGGCGAAGGCAGGTCAAGATACTTCATTGGCTGCTGCCAAGATGAGCAGCAGCATGAAGGCCGCGAATGACTCGATCATGAATGGATCAGTTGAGGCGGTCAATTCGATACAGAATATTGCAGATACTGCCGATCAAACGGATTTTCGTCCAATGGGTGAGCGTATTGCAGAGGCTATCGGTACCGGTATCGGTGTCGGTATTGCTGGGGCAAATAAAGCATGGGACGGGTTTGTCGCCTATTCAAAAACGAAGGCGCTGGTGATTGGCGCGGCCATGACAGTCGCTGCTACTGCGGTCGGTCTTGGTGCTGTATATGCGGCATACAAGGTGATTTCCGGCTCTATGGATTTTATCGTCGGTTTAATTACCGGAGACAGCTATAAGAACGCCAATATTGATGCCTTGATTGAGGCGAATGACCAGGTCAAGGCAATTCAGCGTTCGTTAGGATCTACCGCACAGCAAGCTGCAGCGACGAACGAGGCATTGAAGGCGTTGGGCGTAGATAAGTCTGATTATCTGTCGGTGTATACCAAGGCAGAAGATGCCATCCGCGGCAATAAGGAAACGCTTGATCAGCTCGGCGTTAGTTATGGCAATGTGCAGGAGTTGATGCAGAGTGCTAATGCGGTGCTAAATACTTATACCGAAGGCTGGGATCGGAATCAAGTTGCGCAGCAATTAGGCTTGGGTACCGCTGCACAAGTTGCCGAAGCAGCGAAGGTGACGGATGGTGCGTTATCGCAAGCTAAGGCGACGCTGGATGAGTACAATTTAGGTATAAGCACAGAATCGCAAGAGGCCATCAAACGATTTTCTGATACTACGCGCGAGTTTAATCATAATTTGGATCTGACATCAGAGGGGTTTAAACGCGCGATTGCTGACAGCATCATGCCAATATTAACGGACTTTGCGAACTTTTTTAAAGACGGTTGGCCAAGTATTGTGAATGTGTTTCGTTACACGTTGGCAACTTTAACATCCCTTTTTTATGGTTTAAAGACGAGCGTAAATATAGCTCTTGAATCTATCAACGGTAGTGTAAGTATCGTTGCAAAGTCTCTGTTTAGTATTGTAAGTGCCACGGCAAAGGTCATTTCAGGTGACTTTGCCGGTGCAAAAGATGATCTCGTCAAGGGTTGGGAGAGTGGTAGTAATCGACTCGACGAAATTGGAAAAAATATTGTTGCTGAAGCGCAGAATAATGCAAAAGCAATGCGCATGGCCTGGGCATTGGATGATCGCCACGACCTGAATTCCTTGCAGAGGGGAAAGTCTTTTATTGATCCGGCAGTTGAAAAGAAAATAAAAGATCAGGCTGATGCATATAAAAAGATGGCCGACGCCATCACGGAAAAACCGGCGTTCAACAGTTAGAATCACCGACTGCCCATAGAGAGGCTGAGACTGCCAAGGCACACAGGGGATAGG